TTCGTAGATATTTTGTGTTGGAACTTCGGCATCCGTAGACTCGCCGTAACAAGATGGCTTCAAGAATACCGCAGCATTAATAGTGGTATTCAAACTTCCACCAAACACGCCTACATTGAAACGGAAATAGTCTAATACTTCTACAGGAACTAAGCACTGATTGTTTGTAATTAGCTGCTTATATTTCTTACCGCGGCTAGTAAATATCGCTGTGTTCGTCTGATCCTGCCATTCATCACTAAATGTAAATCTAACGTATATTTTATTTTTACTGTAAGTTATTACATCTGGTTGGTTTGTTACTGTAATTTTTTGGCCTTCTACTTTTAGATCAATATAATACATATATATCACCACCTTATTTTTAACTTCACCACATATATTTTTGTTAATTTAATCTGCATTCTGGTCCCCACCGACTTCATTGTTGAATGCTCTTCCCGATTCCGAAGAATCTCCGCCAAGCCAGCACGGCTCTACTTGTAGTCACCTCTGCTACGTTCATGCCTAGAGTATTTGCTAAGAAATTCTTGTTGCTTTCTTCATTTATCAATTTCATACTCTGCCCTTCGACTGAAAACTTAGCAATTTTATTTACTATTTCTGCCATGACTCAATTACCTCTTTTAGTTGATTGATTTGATCTTGCATATTATTAATTTTTGTTTGCAATTCATCATTCTTTTTCCTGTTATACCAGTTCATTAATACATTCAATTCGTCATAACGTAAATTATACATTTCATAATTATTTCCGTTATCATCTTGCCATGTGTCTATACACACTAATCCGTATTCATCTAATGAAATTTCGCATTCTGCCATCGCTTCTACTACTTCCTGCGCTACTGCACCACTATGAAATCTATCAGAAGTACCATCGTTGTATTTAAACAACTGTAGATCTATCATGCTTGCAAGGTTATAATATCTATCATCAAATGCTGTAAAGCTGTTCTTAACATTTCGATCAGAAGTGGTTATTACACCGCTCGAATTATAAACTGTGTTAAAATATCCATAATTCCAACGATTAGATGCTAAGCCAATTGTTTTAGCAGCAGCATCAGAAGTTGATAATATTCTGTTAAACCTTCCGTCCGTACCATAAATTGGCCTGCTTATTTCAAATCCGATATCAGCAATAAATGTTATATACCCTGATGTTCCATTAAAATTAGTTCCTTCATAAAAAGCAAGCTCGCTAGGCGATAATGATACACAACCATTTGGGCCTTTTATTGAATATGAAGTGGATTCATATTCTGTTAATTCGGTTATTGTAAATCCCTCGTACATATCAATCTTGTAGCTATCTGTCTGAGAAGTAAATGATGTTGCAGTAACACTACCAGTAATAACTGCATCCTTGGAATATAGCTGTCCATTAGACCTAAAATATGCTTTCCAATCATTATCATACATAATGCCAAAAACTGGATTATATGGATTTCCGTTAGCTGCTGTGTAAAAATCATTATTAAGAAACACATATCCATCTTTGCCGTCTCCCATTGTTTTTGAACTATAAATTCTGGTCGCATCTGTTTCCCATCCACCTATTTTACACGTTCCGTCTGAATTAACTATTAGTCCATTATTTACGTTAACGTATCCGTTCAAATTGATTTTTTCAGCTGTAATAGTAATAGCGTTATACCATTGCTGTATTAATGAATTTACACCGTCTTTATCTACCTTTGTCGATATGCTATCCGATGTTTGAGTAAGAATAGATTCTTTCGTTGTGTTTAAATCATCATATGTAACCCTTGACGATATTTCATTTGATAGTTGAGTTATAACTGACTGCTTTGCTTCTGTTAATTGATCCTGCGTAACTTTTGATTCAATTTGGTTTGACAAAATTGCTACTTGCGCCGATATTTTCTTATCAACAGAATCTTCGCTTACTTTCATTTCAATTCTGCCTTTTGCAAGTGATATTTGTGTCATGCACTCAGTTAATACTCCATCGATAACCTCTTCGCTGAGCATCCCAGTAACAAACCCCTCAATGTCTCCAACTTTTGACATCATGTTACTGTATGCGCTTTCCAACAAAGTTCTGTTCTTTTCTATCTTGTCTGCTATTTCCATATCTGCTTTGACTTGCAGATCTTGCAGAGAATATCCGATGTTCCCAAAATTAAGCAACACGATTCTTTCACTAATACAGTCATACTCGATAAGATTCAATTTTGTATCTAAATCAACACCAAGTTTTGCATTTTTTACAATGATTTCATCGCCAACTGATACACCTTGAATAATTGAATCAATTTCATAAGAAACCATTGGATACTTATATTTATCCAAGTGTTTCTGTGCTAATACTTCCAATTCTTCCTTTATTGCTTCATCTAAAGTATTTTTTACTGTTTGCGAATCCGTTGTTAAAGTTGATATTTTGCTTTCGTAATTTGCAGAGTTTTCTTGCTCAATAGATATTTTACTATTTAGTTCATATATTTCTTCTTCTATTTCGTATATATCTTCATACTTATCGTTTATTTCGTCAATCATGCTTTCTTTATCGTCAATTGTATCATCGGCATTGCAATAATCTATAATAAGATTATTACTTATTTTAAGCCCATACTCTTTCAGTAATGAAAACAATTCTGTAATGTCGTACTTTGTGATATCATCTATTGAAGCAAAATCATCAGTTTTTTGTTCCTGTAATTTGGTCTTCTTTGTCGTATATGTCGTTATTTTCTTTTTTACTTCACTTAATTTAGTTTTATACGACTTCAAATCTTTCTTCTGTTCATCGATTGTTTTCTTTAATGCTTTTGCTTTTTCTTTATATTTTTTTGTTATGTACGTCTTGTATAGATCCTGATTTGTTTCGATTGAGCTTTCCAAATACGAAATTTTTGTTTCATATGTTGTTTTTTTCTTATTTAAACTACTTAATTTCTTATTGTTGTAGCTAATCCCTTTATTCAATGCATCTATGCACATATTGTAAATTTCTTGTCGTGTAGCATAGCTTTCCGTTAGCATCTGTCTATATTTTTCTTTTATATACTCAACTTCGGAAATTAATGCATTATATTCGTCTATTTTTTCTGCAAGTTCTTGCTGATAGTTCCCTATATTATTGATAGACTTAGCATTATCATTCTCTGTATCGTCAATTTCTTTTAATAACGAATTGTATTCATCTAGCAGCAATTGATAGTATTCAATATTTTCCAAATCAAATTCAACGTGTTTTGTATATATCTTACCATATAAAGTATTATCTTCGAGATATTCCGAATCTATGCAATATTCCGTATCATTAAAAATTGCAGTAGGATATAACTTAGTAACTAGATTATCTATGCTACAATACTCATTCATTAAAGAAAGATTTTTGCCATACTCAACAGTACGCTGACTTTTTTCTCCGACTGTGCTGCTTAACGAAACAGAATAGTTGTCTCTAGTCAAATAAAGATTATGGCTAGTTATCAATGCGTTAATCACTTCAAACAGGGTATTATAATGTATCTCAATATTTACATTATCGGTGCAACTAGAAGAAATCGAAAATTGACAAGTTTCCGTTGTTCCGTTCGTTATGTTTACTATTGCATCAGAAAATGTTTCGTTATCAATTATCAAGTCTTTAATAAGAAAATCATTAGAATCATAAAATACGTGCCATGCTTTAAAATAAGTATAGTTTTCCATCGTCTCTGAATAGCTAATTCTAAAACCCTGCCATGATCCGTTGTAATAAACAGAAACAATAGAACGCTGAGGTAAGTATCTTACATTCTCATTACTTACCTCTAATTCCAAATAAAAGTCTCCGTTTAATTCATCGTGTACAAGTGCTTTATGGCAAGAAATAATATAATCGCCGTTTGTTGTAAAAACAGTATCATTTTCTTTAAATACTTTTACTATATCCATCTTGCACCTACCTTTATCTCCCACGATGTTGCTCCAGTAACAGTAATTTCGTTGTCACCTGGATTAAGTTCAATATTCCAAAAATCGCCGCTTATCTTTCTATTTTGCAATGTACCATCTTTATGGCATTCCATATTTAATGTATCAACTGTAATATAACTATCAATTCCTGCTATGCTAAACGATTCATTTCCGTTAATTGATACAGTTACATTTGATCCATAAAATTTAAATATTGGTTTACATGGAGCGTTTCCTTCGTTCGTAATTGTTTTGTTTCCTGTAAATGTAAGTGTGCTTTCATTGACTAAGTATTTATAAGGCTGACATAACATTGCAATTGTAGCTTGTTTAAAATTTCGGAGTCTTTCATAGCTTTGTTGTGCTAAAAATCTAACATTATAATACTTATCTGGTTCATCGCTTGTAATTAATTTTCCCTCTCCTTGTAACCAGCCGATTACATTATTTAATAAAGATTTATTTTTCATTCCAATTACGATGCTTTTTTCATATGCCGTATACCCTAAATCATATATTTCAGTTCTATTTGAACCTTGGATATCATATCGTTCATACATTTTAGGTGGCTGCACAATAGGAGGTAAAGATTGCACGATAATTCCCATATCTCTGCTATCTATATCATTAAATATAAAATAACTCATTAAAATCTCGACCTCCTTATCGTAGTTTCAACCATACGTGCAATTCCATCTTGACCAACTTCAAATTTCATACCGCTTAATGCAGATACAAGAGATTTTGTAATAGATGTTCCATCGATATTAACATTGGATACATTTGTTTGGTATATCCCTGTCGATAGTCCTTGCATTGAACCAGCTGATAATGCTGTTGCTGCACTTTTTACTGATTCTATTTTGTCTTTAAAACCAAGACTAATACCATCGCCAAAATTCCAACCAATTTCTTTTCGTGCCCTTCTTGACGGGGAATTGATATCTAATTCTTTTTTTGCTGCCGCCATTGCTGCACTTGCTACTGCTCTCGCTTCATTTACAATTGCCGCTCTTCTATTTGCAATACCAGTGCTAATACCTCTACTAAAATCAGATCCTAAACTTTGGCCTCCTGATGACCATTTATTTGTGTCTGCTTCTAAAGTATTGATTAATTCACGTTCCAGTTTTACAATATCATCTGACATATCTCCGATTTGTGTTTTAGCAGCTTTTGCTACTGCTTTGTTTTTTTCTTCCCACGTTTTTTCGTATGCTTTTAATTCTTTTTCTGTCATAGAAGCAAGCGTTTTTACTTCGGATGCACTATCAATGCCCATTCCTTTTAGTTCATTGACAAAATCTTCTGAACACGTTTTTGAAATCTTTTCAATATTTTCAGACCATTCATTAATTCCGTCTACTTGATCCTGGAGGTTATTTTTTAATGTTTCTTTTGATACATCTGCCGAACCGCCCCATTCATCAAATAATCCAATCTGATTATTAATTGATTCCTCGGCCTTTTGGTACATTTCCTCGTAGCTTTTCTTAATTTCTTCAACACCTTGTTTGAAATTTTCTTTCATGTTACTAACTTTTTCATCAAATGATTGCGTATCTGTTTTATCTAGTTCTTCTTGAAAATTTGATACTACGTTGGTTGTTTCATCGAATGCCGTTTGTGTTTCATTTAAAGTATTTGCAGCATCGTCATATGATTTCCTTGCTTCTTCTACTTTATCTTTAGCGGCAAGTATTTCTTCTCCTAGCAAATATTGGCTGTTGGATAACTCTGTATTTACAACTCCATTTTCTATCGTTTGCTCTTCGATTAATTCCATATTCCGATTGTATTCAGCCTGTTTTTCATTTAAGATATTAGTTGCATCTTGTAAGGTACTGTATGCATCTGCTTGCGCCATTGTTGCACTCGCTACATTGTCAGCACTATCTTTTAATCTGTCTTGATACGCTTCCATTAATGCCATATCGGCAGCACTTTGAATAACGTTATCAACTGCTGACCGTTGTAAATTAAGTTTTCCTGTTACTTCATCGATTGTTAAACCCAAATCAGGATACATTTCATTCAATTCAGAAACAAGCACTTTCATTTTAGTTTTTTCTTCGTTGGATAAATTTTCTTGTCCAGCAAGACTATACAAATTATCCGCTAATGTTTTAGCTGCAATTGCATTTCCTTCAATAGATGACTTGCTATCGTCAAATTTAGTTTTACTATCTGCCATTGATTGTTTTATGTCATTTACTTTTTGATTTGTACTTTCAATTCTCTTATCTAGCTCAGCAAATTCGTCATTTGTATCCGAAGTAGATGAAGCAAACGCGATCAATGCTGCTGTCACACCGGCTACAGCTCCAATAACAATGCCCCATGGAGTAGACGACATAACTGCGTTGAATAATCCTTGTTCTGCTGTTGCCGCCATTATTGTTGTTTTCAATGTCATGAATCCGGTAACCATATTTGATATACCTGTTATTGCCTTATCCACAACTAGCGCTGTTCCGATTCCACTTAATAAACCTATTGCAACATCTGCGTTTTCTACAATAAATTCAATTCCAGATATAATTGCGCTAAAACAATTTGCCGCTGCTTGTGCTATAGTATCGAAACTATTACTTAAATCACCATCTGCTATTCGTGATGTAAATTCTTGCACCTTAGAATTAACAGAATCAAAACTATCCTCAAACGGTTCCTTAAATTTAATGATTACATTTCTTTTAAGGCTTTCTAGTGAGCTTTCCAGGTCGTTATATCTGATATTGTTAATATCCTCTAACGTTGTAGCTGTTGTAGAAACTGCGCCATTTATATTCATTAAACTTGCAATTGCATCTACTCCTAAATCTTCAAACATAGTACCAAACATGGTAACTCCAAGCGTATATTGCTCTGTTGCATCGTCCATATTAAGCAATGCTTGTATTACTTCCTGGCTTGCTTGTTGTGCTGCATCTCCGCCCTCATTAAACTTTTCTTTCAACGCATCTGCGCTAAATCCTAATTGTTCGAACGCTTCATCAGCAGTGCCATCTTTTACTCTAATCCCGAACTCTTTCACTGCATCGCCAAGCTTATCTACGCTGAATGTTCCATTTTCAGCACCGTTTATAAGCATATTAAACATTTCTTCTGAATCATAACCGAGTTGTTTAAAATGTACTGAATACTCATTTATTGTATCTAGTAAATCACCATTTTTATCTAGTCCTTGTTGTGCTCCTTGTGCAAGTAACGTGTATGCTTCTTTTGAAGATATCCCAAACTGGTCCATCAACATTTTTACTGATCGAATCTGTTCTTGTGTATCAAATCCAAACGTATCTCGCATCATGATTGCGTATGTACTTGCTTCTTCTAATCCAGATGCATCAATATCGCCAATGTTTTGTTTAATAGTCGACATTGTTTCACTAATATCTCCCATTGATTCACCAAAATTATTGGAATATATATTTTGCATTATCTGGTCAAATTCTTCTAAACTATCTGCACTTGTTCCTGTTTTCGCCGCAAACTCATTCAATGCTTGTGTGCCCTCGAGTGATACATCAAGTATGCTTTCTTTCAATTGTCCAAATGCATCAGCTATTGAACTAATTCCTTCACGTATTGCCATTGATAACAGGTTGGCTTTTAATGCATCGCCAAATACATCTAAACCGCTTTCAGCATCCTGTACCGATTTTCCAAATTCATTGATACTTGATGCTGTTCCGTCCATGCTACTCTCTGCTTCTGACAAATACTTTTTGTTTTGTTTTAATTCTGCATCTAAATTATTTAAGTCTGTAAGTGCATAATTAAGCTTTGTTTGCCATTCTTTTACTTTATCAGAGTTTTCTCCGTATTTTTCTTTTACATCTTCTAATGCACCTTTTAGCAATTGCACTTTCTTTTTTTGCTCTTCGAATTGTTTCTCTAACACAGATTGCTTTGCCCTGAGTGCATCCATTGAGTTAGCATTGTCTTTATATTCAGAATTAACAAGCTTCATTTCGCTACGCATTGTAGACATAGACTTATTGATCTGTGATATCGCTTTCCGATAATCGCTTTCACCTTCAAGTACAATTTTCCCACCAATTGCTTTGTTTCCAGCCATATTCTCACCACCTTTTAAAACGGTATAACATCGTCTATAGTTAATGGAGCTTGATATTTTCCGTTGATTTTTAAGTACATAATATATAATTCAAAGAATTTTCTGTAAGTCATTCGCCATATTTCATGCTCAGTACGATTTAGCATTGTTGTACCGACACAAATAACCCACGTTATATCTAATTTTTCACGTTTATTTTCTACTGGGAGTGTCGTCTATTTCACTTTTTTTAGGTAAACTGTTGATAATCCCATCGAGCAAAGCATTTGAAACATTATATAAATTGTTGAATGTTAGCATATATCCTATTTCTTCTTCTGTTTTTAATGGTTTATTTGATTTATTAACGAAATTGCTATGGTTTATACTGTCATTAATCATCACTGTAAGTATTCCTTTAACGACTTTTATTACTTTTCGTTTGTTATCAAATTGTTCGATTAAATCTTGCAATGTACAATCGAATCTATCTTGTAGCGTATCAATTACATTTATGTTGAAACTTAACTCAAATTCTTCGCCATTCAATTCGATTTTTATACTATCTGGATTCATATCACTCACTGTAATTCCTCCTAAAAAAAGAGATAGGCTTTGGCACCTACCTCTCTTAATTTATTAAGCAGCTGTGATTCTTGCTTTTTCATCTAACCAAGATTTTGCATCTGCTTCTGTATCAAAAGTTTTTTCCACTTTCCAAATACTAGCAACATCAACCATGATTGTTCCTTCAATCGTAGGTGTTTGGAATGCAACTGTTTCACCTTTTGTTTCTACCGATTCGTTAGGTTCGCCAAATTGTACTTTTTGAAGCCAAATTGCCCTGAATGTCTTTTTGTTATTAACTAATTTTGTAGCATAAAATCCTACCCCAACGTAAGGCGCAACGTCTGAACTTTTTGATGTTACTTCACTAGACGTTTCGTCTTGCGTATGGCCAAGTAAACTACATAAAACAGTATCTGTTAAATTATCTACACCTAATGTAATTTTACCGTTTTTAAATGATCTATCAGATTCTGCTACTGCATCATCCGCATATAATTTCGTATCATTGGACTCAATTGAAAAGTCAGCTTTAATTGCTTTACCAATTACAAATCCATCCGCAAACGTACTAGCAGTTGCTGATTCTGTGCTTTTTGCTGCCACTAAATATTTCAACCCAATTGTTGCCATATTTTCTACCTTCCTTCACTATATTCTACCGTGAAAACGGTGTGCTTTTTGTCTATGTCATCTTCTTCAAATGTCATTATAGATGTAACAAAAAAAGAGATAGACTCGAGATAATCCCTAATCGTTCTCTTTAATGATTGATAATTCATTGTTGATGGCGTGAATAGATGTATTTGTAAATATGCTGTATCTTGCAATACTTCATTGTCTGCAAATAAAGAAGGTTTTTCATCCTCATAATTGAATGTAAGATACGATTCATTTTCTCCTTTGTAAGTGTCTTGTGCAATGTCTAAATCAACCTCATTAGCCAATGCTGTCATATATTTTGTTGCATCCATTTTAACCACCAACTTTCTTATCATAAAAATCTTGCATTAATTGTAGTGCTTTTGATTCTACTGCATTTGTTGCACGTTGTATTGTTGGTATAGCCGGCTGATTATGTAGTCCATATTCTATAATCATTAGTTTAAATGCATTTGACATTTTATATTTCCTATGTGTCTTTACGTTATGGCCATTCCTTGCAACGTAATAATTTCTAGAATATCCTTTAGGACCTACGAATACTAAAAATGCCCCATTTACACATTTTGTAGCTTTTCTAGCACTTATAGAATCAATCAATTCACCAGTCGACCTATCTTTATGTCGTATCGCTGAGCTAACTTCTTTTTTCATGCTTTCTTCTAGCAATGGCGCCGCTTCATTAAGCATATCCAGGCACAGCTGTTCAGAATCGGTTTGTAATAATTCTTTCATAAAATCATTCGGGATTTCAACTTGCCATTCAGCCATTACACCAACTCCTTCATGCAACACCAAATCTCATCGTATTCATTGCTTTCGTAGTAATTATTAACATAAATAATATTATGCAGTTTTCCTTTGTACTCTATAAACATATCTGTTGTAATTTCACCGTTATGTCTCACAAAGAACCTTGTATTGATTTCTCTAAAATCAGCGTTAGAACGAATAATTTCAGATCCTACAATGTGACTTACTTTAGCAAAACACGAACGGTAAACTTCTTGTGTATCTTGATATACCAAATTTTCATCTTGCGTTTTTGTAATCTTTATTATCTTTATAGGGCATCTAAACTCTCCAGGGTTAATATTCATACATACACCCCCTACAAAAAGTTTACTCTATGCATGTCTAATACAGATTGTACTACTAAATTAACGTTATCTTTATCAACAAACATTGATCTGTTGTCGTATAGATGTTGGCATAAAACCATGTAGGCTATGTAAATATCGTCATATTGGTTTAATTCAAGTTCCGTTAATCCAGTATAATGCATGATGTAATTTTTAGTAGCTGCCATAATTGCGTTAATTTGCTCGTCATAATACCAACCATCTTCCAGCCTTAAATACTCTACTACATCAGCTATTCCAATTTCACTTATTTTCATTTCTCACCTACTTTCTTACAGCGGAGCGTATCGCTACGCCCCTATGTATTAAGATGCTTTCTGTACTAATACAGCTAATTTCTGGTTGTCAGTAACCTTAGAGTCAAATTCAAACCAGGAAACAACACCCATAGCATGCATTGTTGCGTATTTTTCCATAAGGATCTGAATAGAGATATTCTCTCTCATGTTTACGGAAAGCCCGCTAAGATCACCGTATAATACAGATTTGTTTCCAGCTGCAACCGTTGGCATATTATCAGATACGAATACAGGTTTTCCTAACAGTCTGTAAGGGAATTCGCTAGTATAGTCATCTTGTAAAGCGTATTTTCCATCAATTTTTAACTTTTTAACAAGTGTAAATGTTGTAGGGTTCATGATCCAACATGCATTTCCTTGATATACTTGCTTGATTTTGGATTGTAATTCAACCAATTCATCAGTTGTAATAGCTGTTGCACTTGCAGTAGTAAGTGTATTTGTACAATCAAGTGCTCCTGTAGCTTTTCCACTTGTACCAACAAGTAATTCTTTTTCGATAAATTCTGCGATTTTCTTAGACATTTCAGATACAACAAAACTTACTACGTCAACCTGAGCGTTATTAGCCACAGATCTACCAATAAGAGTTAAAGCACCTACTAAGTATCCACCTAAATCGATACTAGTAAATTTACCAGTATCAGCGGTAAGTTCGGTAAATTCTTCTGAATATGCTACAGTAATATCATGAGTAGTATTAGCTAATCCCCATACTGGAACTTTTAATGTACCTTCTACGCTGTACATAGTTACTCTTTGAAGGATTGGGCAAACATCCTTTACTTCTGTGATGATTCTGTTTGCAATCGTTGTAGGAATAACAGCACCATTGTTACTCATTGTTAAATTTTGCTCTCCAGCACGTTGTTCTACATAAGCTCCTGCTTCTTTGCGAATGTAGTTTGCGAACGCTCTTTCTTCAAGCTGTTCCGTTGTTAACGTTTCTTTGTTTTCTTGCATTGGTTTTCTCCCTTCTAATTTTCTTGCACGTTCTTCTGCAGCAATGGAATCATCAACTAATTTGATTTTGCCTTCTAATTCTGAGAATTGTTTATTTTCATCCTCATTAAATGCTCTTTCTTCTTTTTCAATTCCATCAAGCAATTGCTGCATCTGTTCTTGTAAGTCTGCTCGTTGTTCTTCTAGATACTTTAAGTTCTTCATACCTCTTCCTCCTTTTTTGTGCATAAAAATAAGCCGCCTATTTAGCGACTTTTAAGCGATTTATTCTATTGTGGTACTCTTTATAATCTGGTTTCTTAGGTGTTTCAACCATATTTTCTACAACTGCTCTTACTTCATTGCTCCTATGCTCTGTCATAACTTCATCTGCTCTCATTTCAATAGATGTAGCACGATAGCAAGGTGTCATAGTGCTATCAATTATGGATACTTCTTTTAAGTCTAAATCACTAATTTTTCTAAGTGGCAATTCATCTGTTCTCTGTTCAACCTGATCCACTGCATTCGTGAATCCAAAACTCCAGCCACGCAATTCATTGTTTCTAGCTTTTTCAATTACTTCTGCATCTGTAATTTCTGCGACTGCTCTTAACCCAATTGCATCTTCCCAAAGTTCTAAGTTGCCATCCTTTGTCGAGCCTAGCTTTCTGTCACTATTATGATTCAATAATATATCAACATTTTCCGCTCTTTGTAATGCACCATCAAAAGCTCTTTCCTGTATAACTTCTATTGCTTTTCCATATGGAGTTAAAACAGGTCTAGATTGTCTTTCTACTGCGTTTACATATCCGTCAATAATAACTTTGTCACCTCTAATCTCTATTCTCATTTGTCTCACCACCTTTCAGATCGTCAATTTTAGCAGTTCCACCAGTATTAGGAGTATAAATCTCTTTTGTTTTTGGATTATATAACACATCTGCAAGACCTAATTTAACAAATTCAAGACCCAAACTAGGCAAATCTTCTTCGTATCTAACTTCATCAATTGTCATAATGTTTGATTCAATGCCCATTTTGTACGCTTCGAAACGCTCTTTAATATCGCCTTTTAGCAATTCTTTTGTATCAAAAGCAAAATAATAGAACGGTTTCCCGTCCTTAACATTAAATTCTTTTTCTTTTTCCAGCAGATAATCTTTGTTTAAAGCGCATTGAATATCATACATAATTGGAACCGCTGCTAACCTAACCATTCTTCCAATTTCTTTGTTTGGTGTTATCGATGCTGAACCGCCTTCAAGCAGATTAGGCGATATATGAAATATCTTTCCTATCTCTTTTGCGTTTGTCGTCTTATTTTCATTTAGCTGCATTTCAACCAATGTATTAGATGCTTCTTTGAAGTCAATCCCTTTATTGAGTACAACAACATTCTCAGAATTATTAGAGTATAGTCTTTTAAATGCCTTTTTAAGTTGGTCCATGGCTTCTTTACTAAGTCCGGTTTCTGATTTTAAAAAGCCTTTTTTGTTTCCACCTTTTTTTACAATATTTTCTTCAAACACAAGCGAGTTATACGCAACCGATAATATATTACTATGTTCTGTTACGATACTTGTTCCGCTTGCTCCGTCTTTCGAATTTCTAAGAATCTTAATAAAATCATAAGGTTTGTATCCTTCTCCTCTTACCATAATATCGAAATCTTTAAATATTGGATCAGTATTAGGAATGATAGATATTTCATTTTCTTTTATGTAATGGAGTGATTTTACTTTTCCTCGAGCTTTATTAATATAAATATAAGCACCTTTCCCTAGAAAATAATCTTCTACTACGGCTTTCCACATATCATTAGCGTTTAGTGTGTCTCCTGTTTCATCGTTTAGTAGCTTAACTCTTACATCGTCTTTTACTTCTTCTACTGCTCCATTTTCACTTTTGTACATTTTAATTGGAGTACTAGCAATAACCTGTCCCAATATCGTAATTGCGCTAGCTACCGTTGGGATTTGTAATGCTTTTCTACGATCCATATCTGTGCTTTCCAGGAATGCACTAAGCAGAACGTTATCTATTTCAGTTTCAACTGTAACTTCTGCTCTATCTTCCGTTACTCCGAATAATAATTCTTTCCAAAATCCCATGTTCTCACCTCCTTAGAATTGGCATACAAAGTCATTATTGTATAACATATTCTGTTCTAGTAAATATACTGCATTTATTAAAGCAACTACCATATCTACCTTGCCTTCTGATTTTTTCTTGTTGACATATTTATTAAGGTTAGTATCTTCTGTACATCTGGCATTTTGGAAATTGATTTCTAACATTAAATTTTCATCATATACAAACTTATGTTCCAAGATATGCTCCTTTAATAGCTTAGTAGGGCTATGTAACACACTAGAATGTTGCTTTATTTCAACACATTCATAACCCTCTGCTTCTAATTTCTGTACAGTACTAATCGCATTATAACGGTCATATCCTATCTGTACGATTTCTACACCGTACTTTTGCTGCAGTTCCATTGCAACTTTCTCTACAAAACTATAGTCTATAACCTCATTACCACATGCAAAACATACTTTATTCTGTATTAGCTTGCGATAATCTACTTGCTCACGCTTTGTTTTAATCTCTACTTTATCATTCGGTATGAACCCGAACACTTTAGCGTAAATAATTCCGTCTTCTTCTGTAACCATAGCTAGTGCAGTGTTATCATCCGTCATAGATAAGTCAAGTCCTAACCATACTCTCTTACCTCTCCAGAAAGCTAAATCTTCTTTTCTTCTACACTCCCTGACTTTATTAATATCAACATATCCTTCAACACCAAGCCCTTTATACTTAATATTGTTATGCTTACAAAGGTAATTCTCGCGCTTATTCTCATATAGAACCGCCATAGTCCTCATATCTTTAATTGCATCGAATATGTAATCATGATCCACTGCAACAGGATTCGATTGATAAATAACATCATCCACTGTCATCCACTTATCGTCTGTTATCAAGTAATCGTCCGGTTCGTACAGTAACGAAAATCTGCGTTTATTATCAATTAGTCCGTCTAGCGTTTTCTTAGATATGTCTATTTCGTCTATCATTACGTTTAAGTCATTAGGATATTGAGTAGATATGATGATACCCAATTTATTAAACAATGTAATTTGTGATGAACGCATGGCTTCAACTGGGTAGGCATCCATGGCTCCTGCTTCATCAGCTAAGAAGATATTAGCCATTTTACCATCCATTTTATCGTCGCTATATGCAAGCGGTGTATACTCGCTTTCTGTTAATAAGCATCTAACCTCATTACGCAACGTTTTGAACACTGGCTCCAATTCATCACACAGTAACGGACTACTCTTAATTATCTTTCTTATAGCAATTTGTAACTCTTTTGATAGTTTTAAGTCTGGTGCAACCGAAAAGAAACGACTAAATTTAGGTTCTGTAAGCATCCCAATAATAAAAATAACTGCACTGTTAAAAGTCTTGAAATTCTTACGACTTATCTCTAACAAAGCAGTTATATAATAACGAATATTCGGTTTTTCTTTCATTTTTGTACAAAATACAGAAGTAATAAAGAACCAGGCATAACGCTCCAATCCTTTATCCATCGGGCATTGTAAGTCTGGATGAACCATTAGTTTTAGTATTTTAAGAATTTTCTCATATGTCTTCTCATCGATAACAGCTTCTTCACTTTTTCCGTCTGCTATGTCTTTCCATGATTGGCATTGTTTTTTTACGTAAGAAGGTACTTTACTACCAGCTTCATTTAGTACCCACTCGCAATATTTATATGCTACGCTTTCTTTTATCAATCTAATCACCAGCCAATGCTTCTAACAGTGGATTTACTTTCTTCTCTTCTTTTTTTGGTACGTTTCTTAGTGCAGATGCGATAGTCATAACACATTCTTTTTCAATGTCAAGTAGCATCTTCCGTTTTGTCTGGACCTGTTTGTCTAAATTAATAGCTGCCTGAGATATTTTAGCAAGTTCAGATGTGATCAACATCATTTCCCTTTCGTCTAGTTCCATATCGTCAAGCTTTTCTTCCAACTTTTCAATACTAGAATACATCTTTTCTCTAAGCCTAACAAACTCAATACATTCAGCCTGCATCAAGCAATACCTGTTAATGATAGGCTCATACATTGAATCACTTTTATCGATGGTATCAAGCAGTTTTGAAACTCTTAGGAATTCCTTATGCGCTGCAATGTTGTTTTTAACTTCATCGCGTTCTTTCAAAGGAATTGATGTTAGAAGTGCTTTTTCACCTTGTTCACGTTGTATTAATTCTTTTTTAGTTCTGTGCGCTACCTTTTCAGATTTTATAACTGATACTGGTTTTGGTGGTCTGCTCATAGCATCAACTCCTTTCAAGTTCTATTTTGGGAACAATTAGTAAATGAATCCTCGCGGTAGGTGTTAGCAATGTCTAACGAAAATATTTTCGTAGCACCGGGGGGATAATTTAAAAATAATTATTCGATTATATTTAACCAATTCGTTTAATATTTACTGTTGTTTCTTCTTTGAATACTATCAGATACTAAATCAAATAAATATTTTCTGCTAATTTTATTTGATTCTGCTTGTTCGTGATGGAAACTGCAAACTGTAATGAGGTTAGTGTCATCCTCTCTCCTAGAGTAGTCCTCGGTTAGTGGTACGATATGATGAACAGATAAGTTTTCTGTTGTTACTTTGTGCTTAGCCAAGCATACCTGGCATACCCTACCGTCCCTGTCTTGTATACCCTGTCTCTTTTTGCGCCACACTGACGTGTTTCTAAATGTAACATTGTCATCATATTTTTTCTTCTTTGTAGGTCTACGTCCACAATCTACCATGCTATCATGGATTCTTCCGCAATACTTACATGACTTTAACATTTTATCCCGCCCCGATCCCTATACATTCGTATCCTTCCTTGCGCCCAGCGCATCTACTAGCACTCACCCCTGTGCGTTCGGTGCATATATTTAGGCTATATGCGTGCAATAAAAAAGAGAAGTAGCTTTTCTCTACCTCTCTCGATGGTATTATAATAGCACATTGACATGTCCTGTGAGTACCAAACTTATATCTTTTTATCAAGCAAATAATAAAATCTCCTTCTCCGTTCGTAAAATGTATTACGACTACACGGCATGTCCATTACTGTAACTAGATAATTAAATCCAACATGCTCTTCTGTAACTGCTTTTATTATGTACCGGTATAGCTCGGAATCTGTTTCTATTGCCGTCTGCTCTATTAGTTCGCATTTACTTTGTAACTCTGATCGTCTGATTGCTAGCCGCTCGGTTGCGCTACTATTACTGTGAGTTAAAGGCATGTCGGTAATTTCAACTGACTTAACTGTGCTTGTCTTATAATTTAACTCATCAATCCATGATTGGTATTGTAAGCAAAAGTAATATAGTTCCCTGTATCTAAACTTGTTTATTCCATACTTTTTTCCTAAGTCTCTTACGTTTGGCATCATTTAACCTCCCTAGTACATTTATAACTACATACATAATATTTTCTGCGTGTTCTATTATTATAAAGTTTATATACCCATTGACCTGGATCAGATATATAAAACACTTTTCTGCATACTGGACAATAAAATTCTCCTTCTCGCAGTATTGCTATATCATCTTCATTTGGTATAAATAGTTTTATTTTATGTTTAGCCTGTCTCTGCTTAATTTCTGTTTCGTCTGTTTTGCATTGATGGATTCTACGTCCTCTTCCTCGCATAGGATTGTAGATATTGTTTCGTTTAGCTGTATTATGTACTGTCGCTTTTGTAACATGTAATTGTTCTGCAATTTCTTTAATTGAATATTCATTGCTCATGTATAGTTCTTTAAACTTTTCCATGTCAATATACTTTTTGCCATCAAAATTCCCTGTTTCTTTTTTATACTCTTGTATGATGTGGCTTACTATCATTCTGTTCAGATGCAGTTCTTTTACAATTAAGTCGTATTTTAATCCATCTTTGTATAATCTTATTACCTCTTCTTTGTGCTTTGAATAATCATAATTAGTAAGATCAGCAGCCATATCATTCCTCCTTAAACTCAACCTCTAATCCAATTTCATCCTTTAGATACTGTTTTACATCTTCAATCGTAAAATCCTGGTTGCCCATATCCTCGTAGCGTTTCATCATCTCGTTATAGAACTTTTCAAACTTACTCTTAGGTGACTTTTCCCAGTGTGAATCTCTAAGGCACATAATCGGTATCAATATCATCTTTGCGAATACTTGTTGCTCTATCTCACGTTCATACTGCTTAGCATATTGTTTAATTCTAAGTTGGTCATTAAGAGTTAATCCTTTTTGTTTTAACTGGTGTGGGTTGTATTTTTTATGCATTTACTTATCATCCTCCCACT